GGTGAGATGGTTGCTCTTTGTCAGATCTGGGGAGCAAAGACGGTAATATTTGAGCCAAATCCAAAAGTTTGGTCGCACTATCCACTTTTATGGGAGCACAACAATTTAGAAAAACCAATTGCAACAATTCCTGGTTTTGCTTCCGACAAGAACAATAAACTATTAAGAATTTATCGTGATTCATTTCCACCAGAGGCAGATTCAGTTATTGATGCTGCACACGGATTTAAAGAACTGCATAATGAAGGTAATAGATATGGTCAAGTAACAATTGATTCATGTGTTTACGATCATGAATTACCAGCACCAACAGCAATAACTCTTGATGTTGAGGGTAGCGAATGGTCAGTTTTGCATGGCGCAGAAAGAGTATTAAAAGAATATAAGCCAAAGATATGGTTGTCTGGTCATCCAGAATTTATGATTATGTATTGGAAACAATATTTGTATGATTTAAGATACTGGCTATGGGGGCTTGGGTATAAGGAAACCCTCTTAGATTATAAACATGAGGTTCACTTTTATTATGAATCAAATTAAAGCATATATATATTCAACTAATCCATTAGACTCTGCAAATGGTAAATGGGATTATGGATTACTTAAAGAAACATTTGAGAAACATAAGGTTGAACAAGTTGTTGTAGATAGTATTCCACAAACGGATCGTGCTTTTGTTATTATTCCTGGACAGGGAAATGCGGGGGCAGAAGAAAAAATAAACCAACAGTTATCTAATATACAAAGAGTAGTTTTATTTATTACTGGTGATGAGTCTGCTATGTTTGATGTAGATAGAATTAAGCATCCTAATATTAGTATTTGGGTTCAATACCCCCATCAAAAACACAATAAATATAATAGATTTTTTATAGGTGTTCCACAACATTTAAAACAAAATCTTCCAAGATATCCTAGCAAGAAATATGACGTTTATTTTGGTGGACAGATTACGCATCAACGCCGTAAGCAGTTAGCAGAGGTCATGCCAAGCCTTCAGAATGCCCTTTATAAGCCCACAGCAGGCTTTGCACAGGGGGATACACCCAAAGACTACTACGAGAACCTTTCTACGGCCAGAATAGCCCCATGCCCTGCTGGCGCACAGGTCGTTGATACCTTTAGATTTTTTGAGGCAATAGAAATGTTAGCCTTACCTATTGGAGATCTTATAGATTCAAAGGGTATAGAAAGTGATTATTTCCATTATATATATCAAGCAGATACCCCTATAGTAAAGGTTAAAGATTGGAATACTTTATCTGGTATAGTTCCAGAGTTAATTAATCAATACCCTGCAAATATGCACAAAGTAGTATGCTGGTGGATCAAGTACAAAAGAGACTTTGGCATAAAAATAATGGAGCAAGTAAATGAATAAAAATGACATAACAATTGTATTAGTAACTTCTGTATTGCCAAGTCATCCAGACACGCATATTATTGATGAAACTATTAGTAGTATTAGATCTCATTTTCCAGATAATGAAATTATTTTACAGATTGATGGATTAAGGGATGAGCAAAAACATCGCAAGGATGCGTATGATGAATGGAAAAATCGTGTGCTTTGGAAATGTATGCATCAATGGAAAAACGTTCTGCCATTTGTATTTGAAGAACACTGTCATCAAACAACTATGATGTCAAGAACTATTAACGAAATAATAACACCTATTCTTTTATATGTTGAAGGAGATGCCCCGCTGGTTCCTGATAGGCATATAGATTGGGACAAATGTTTGTCAATGTTATCTAGTAATAGAGCATACACAATTAGATTTCACTTTGAAGAAACTATTCCAGTAGAGCATAATCATTTAATGCTAGGTCACGAAGATGATTTTATGAAAACAATTCAATGGAGTCAACGACCACACCTTTCTTTTGTAAATTACTATAAAGAAAGTGTGCTCAGATTTTCGAAACAAAACTTTTTTATTGAAGACATTTTCCACGGTGTGGTTCAAGATGATTATTCTACATATGGGAATGCTGGCTGGAACAGACATAAACTTTGGATATATTATCCAGATGGTGGAAATAAAATAAAAAGATCTTATCACTTGGACGGTAGAGAAGGAACTAGAAAGTTTACTTCAGATGATGATGTTTGGGGATACAAAGAATGAGATTGGGCATTATTGCAAGATCAGACAACACGGGTCTTGGAAACCAAACAAGAGATTTGGTTACAATGTTAAATCCTTATAGAATTATGCTCGTAAACTCTATGAACTTTAATAGAAATAAGCAACATCCAGAGTGGTATAACGGATATGAATGTTTTCATGTTCGTGGATTACCAAGAACTGGAGATTTAGAGCCCTTTATTCGCAGCGTTGACGTTGTTTTAACTTGTGAAACATTTTATAACAATAGTTTTATTGAAATTGCAAGAAGAAGAAATGTAAAAACAGTTCTTCAATATAATTTTGAGTTTTTAGAGTATGTTCATAATCAAAAATTAGCATTTCCAGACATCATGATCGCTCCTAGTTTGTGGAACTATGACAAAGTTGCAGAGATTTCTGAAGGCAAAACTAAATTAATTCATCTACCGCCACCAACTAATACAGCAATATTTGATAATGTTAGAAAAAATAATCTATCAAAAAGCCATGGCAGGCTACTGCATGTCGCTGGCAATCCAGCAACAAAAGATCGTGACGGAACACATAGTATATTAGACATGTTAAAGTATTCTAAAACAGATTATGAACTTGTTGTTACTGCTCAGAAAGACCTAGGAATTGTTCCTAAAGACTCTAGATTAAGGATAGTAGTGGGAAACTCAGATAATAGACAAGACCTTTACTCTGGGTATGATGCAATGGTTTTGCCTCGTAGATATGCAGGCTTATGTCTTCCTATGAATGAAGCACTTATAAGCGGATTGCCAGTTTTTATGACAAATATATCTCCAAATAACACAATACTTCCTCAAGAGTGGCTTGCAGCATCAGAAAAACATGATGAGTTTAGAGCAAGAACAACTATTGATGTTTATAATGCGGATCCAAAACATTTAGCAAAGATTGTAGACAACTATATGCACTCTAGAAAGAAAAATGAGATTAAAGAACAAGCAGTTGAAATAGGATTTAAAAACTTTGCCATGGAAAATCTAAAAGATAAGTATCTTGATATATTAAAATAGGGCGAGTCCATTTCTAGACCCGCCCCATTATGACTAACTAAATTACTTAGCAGCCTTCTTCTTTGCCTTTGCAGACTTTAGAGCCTTATCAACGGCTGCTGCTGCTGGCATACGACCAAATGCTGGATCGTTTGGATTAACTGCACGTGCTAGTACTGGGATAAGCGCTCCTACGAGTGCTGCCCATAGATCCTTTGGATCTGTTACTCCTGCAACGTATAATGCTGATGCTGCACCTACAACTGAACGGCCATATGATGCGAGCATTGCCTTGTGTTCTTTTTTAAGTTCCATTTTTTCCTCCTAGGATAGAACCTTTATTAGTATAGCATAACCAGCCCAAAGGCCAATAATTCCTGCGACTCCCGCAAAAACTGGTGGCGCTGGGACTGGTAATTTGAATGCTGCGAATATTGCGCCACATCCAAAGCCTGTTAACACTGATAAGATTATTTGATTCAAAACTTTTCCCCCTTGTTTTTAGCATCTGGATCTGTTTCAGGATTGTCTAGAGGAGTTGGTGCGGTAGCCAAAGCACCACATTCATGACACTGAATATCTAAATGGTACATTCCTACAGTATAGGTGTCAGGATCAAAAGAAACAAGTGCTCTAAACAAAGTTCCACCACAGTTTGGACATACACAAGTTGGAATTCCTCTAGCGTCTATCATCTGATTCTTCTGGTAACATCTTTTTTAATTCAGTAAATTCTTTTGATATTTTCTTTAAAGCCTTGTCATGAGGAGCCACTACACCTTCAACAGCAGCGCCATATCTGTTGTAATAATCTAGTTGTGGCTCTACCTCTTGTATGAATTTTGACAATGCTTTTTGAACATCTTCAATATAATCAAATGCCCAATCACGAGAATCTGAGAGAAACTTTATAAAATTCTCTTTATGTATGTCTTCTTCTGTTTTAGTTGGTTGGGTTTCAACTGCTTCTCTTAGTGTATTGTATGAGACAAATAGTTGAGCAAATCCTTTGTTTACAGAATTTAATTTTTGTGAAACTGAAAGGTATGCTATTAAAAATGATATAGAAAGTATGCTTAAAACGACCAGAGCAAACTCCATGCTAACTCTTTTCTCTCAAGACCATTGTACTCTCATTATCAGAATTTGTCAAACCATACATTTTCTTAAAATCAAAGCCTATAAGTTTCTCGTATGCCTTTAGGTGTCTATAATTTCCAGCGCCAAAGGTTCCCTTTTCTATACCGCACAAAACACGCTTTTGTTTATCCTTTGAAATATCTTCTATTTCTTTCCATGATAATTTTCTTATGTTGCGGTCTTTCCATATTTTTTTATAGTTACCACGGTGATAAAAATGATGAAGTATTGTGACACTTGGGGAATAAATGTCCCATCCTCTTGTCCAAGCCCTCATAGCAAAACATATTTCTTCTCCAAAGAATGATATCTCTGGATCGTACGGAACTTCTTCTACAATGCTTCCAAGAGTAAAAACAAAACCAGCAAGTATGGTGCTTGAAAATTCTGGATAGGATTTATTCTTGTCGGACAGTTCAACTCTTTTAGCCGTCCACTCATTTCTCCTGTTTAGGCTTGGCACTTGTTTAGTTGCATATGGGGGCTTATCTTTATCTTTTGTAATATAACTAATTACATTATTTGTTTCAACATAAAATCCTGGTGGAAAATGAGATAAGATTACGTTTTTATTCTTAGAAATTTCCTGAGCCTTTTGTAATTGACTAATGCACATTATGTCCCAATTCTTTTCAAAGATTGTGTGAGAATCAATCTGCAGATAATAGTCTTGTCCAGAATAAAGGGTCATTGCTTTTGCCCTTGCAAAACCTGCACCTCTTGCTTCTCTTGGATGCATGGTGACAATGTTAGAATTTTTTAACCAAGATAGGTCTGGAATTTCTTTATCAAAGTCTTGTATCACTAAACCAAAATATATTTCATTTAGTTTTGATGCATTATCAATAGCAGACTTAATAGTTCTGACCAACTCAGGATCACGATAACTTGCTATTGAAACAAAGATGCTCATCTTTCCTCGTGAGTTACCCAATAATATTTGCAGGTATTGCAACAAGGATGATTATAAAGACTGTGCTTTGCATACCCAAACTTTGCATAATACAAAGGATCTTTATCAAATAAGTTTGCTTTATGTGTAGTAGTTAGTCTCATAACTTTGATTGTATCGTCCCAGAAAGAAGGTTTGATTTCTCCCCATTGACTCCAACACATATCTTTTAATCTATTAAGATTGGCTTCATTATTTTCTGTACGAATACCTCGCAATTTTGCTTCACGAACCATTGCCTGTACGTATTGCCACAGGCCACGCTCATAGCCTTTCCACATAAGGACAGCAGGATGATTGCGCCATCCACCCGTAGGAGACTTTCCAGACAACACATTTAAAATTTGATAACACTCCAATATTTGTTTATTAAGACGCTTGTTGTCAAGCCAACGTGCCGTTGTTATTGCGTTTACAGATGGTAGAAAAGTTTGCATTATTTCAATGGCTCCCTAGTTACTAACACAATTGCGCCTTCCATTTCTAAAGCCTTCTTGACCATGGCTACGTACTTGACTGCAGCAAGTTTTTCATCATGTGTCATATTTATAAATGATCTCTCATCTAATTTTATCGTAAGAAACAGGTCATTGTCAATAAGATCAACACCGAAATTTTTGGGTGCAGATATAGAATGAAAAGCCCTACGCATATCATTTGTATACACAATTACTCCATTGTTAATGCTTGCCAAGTATAAGACCAATCTTTTTTAGTCTTATGATTATTAAATTCTTTAGATATTTCTCCACCTTCTAGATAAACACCGCCCCAAACGCCCCACTCTTTACCAGACACACCAACAGCAAAACATTGTCTTGCTACTGGGCATGTTCTACAAAGAGCATCTACAAATTCTCTTGATTCTAAATTCTCTTCATAGTTATCAAAAAATATATTTGTGTCAGATCCAAGACATTCAGCATTATCTTTCCATAAATGCTGTTTCATGGCTTATCCCTTATACTTGTTTGGAATATCCCATCCATTGCGAGTAACTGTGTAAATGCGCTGAACATACCAGACTCCATTTACCCTAACCCCATTGACGGCAGTACGACCTGCTTCAGAACGTTTGCGATCTGCTACATCCCAACCAACCCAATAAAGGTTGTTGTTGCGAGCAACGATCTTTTCCATTCTTTCTAAATTACTTACAATCATTATTTCTCCTAATACCTAAAAATTCCTACTTCAACATTTTTTAATTCTGCCTCAGCAACTAACTTAGAAACAGCCTGCTTTGGTTTACTTAAAAATGCAAAGTAATTTACATGCTCCATGTTTTCTCTAACCCAAGAAGTTGGTACTTTGTAGTTCTTTATCTTCATTCCACGAGCCTTCATTCCACGCTCTGAGAGATTACAGAATTCTAAAACCATAGAATTAATTTTTGCTGGACCAGCAGAATAGATATGAAATTCTGTATCATCCTTGCTCATGCCAGATAGGGCAACCCCCATAGCACGAATGAATACGTTATAATCACTAAAGTCATTCGTTCCCTGAACTACCACTATCATTGTTTTTCCCCCTACCTAAATTATCCAATATAAAGAGCATTTTGTCAAGTTCTTTCTTTGGCATATTTTCTATGTCTACAGGCACAGCCGTTTCTTCAATAATGTTTCCATTTTTTGTTTTGGCGGTATAAAAAATACTATCCTTTACCCAATAAGCATCATTATCTAATACAATAATTTTGATCATATGTTTCTCAGTATGTTTTCTAGACTGTGACATTACTGGCAGTCTTTCAAACAACCTCTTAGGAATATAGTCTTTTATGATTTCATGAATAGAACTTTGACTATATTTCATTTTTGCTAAAGATCTTTTTTTATGTGCCTTATTAAATTTTAATACAATAAAAACAAATGCCAATGCTAATGTTGTAGCAAGAACATTTTCCATTATATTCAACTACTCAGATTTTGTTTTTGTTGTTTTAATTGCTGGAACTGGCGCAGCCTGATTAATAACTAATTTGTTTAACTTCAATTGAAGTTGTAAAACTTGAAATTCTAGATCAGATGCTTTTTGTTTATAGAAGTTAACTAATTGTTTAACTTCATCAATACCCAAGTCTTCCATTACCTACCCCCTTTTTGTGCTAAATGCAGAACCCTCCCAGGCCTTTTCCGCTTTGCGCTTTTCACGCTCTACGATTGCACGAGACCAAGAAAATCCTGCGTCTCCACCCCAAGCATCCCACATAATCCTACCATTTGAAGGATCACTATTATTATAGAAGTCTTTTCCCTTTTTGTCAACTTCATGACGAGAAAAGAAAGAAAACATTCTTTTTACAGTAGATAATGACATTGATCTACCAGCAACAATATCTGTGGCACGACCCCAACCAACTGGGGTTCCCGCACCTTTTGCCTTGCCCTCTTCTTTCCAGCGAAGAGCACGACGTGCTGCTGATTTCATACCAGATGTAGGAGTGTATGTCTCTGCCTTATGAACATCTGATGGTTGTACTACTTTTGTTCTACTTTCCATTTTTTTTCTCCCCATATTTTCCAAGAACCGCTTTTAAGGTTCCATCTTTACGAAGTCTGACTATCATACCGTCTTTAATTTGCACGGTATTAAAACCATCATGTCTTTTAAATTTTCCAGATGACATTATTTTTTAAACGGATTCAAATCAAAAGCAGATCCGCCCCATCCATTATTGTTTTTTTGTATATTTTGTGAATCAGAAAATAAATTTGTAACTCTGGTAGGCTTATCAACCTCTTTAGCAAATTCTTCAAACATAGATTTCTTTGTTGATCTTGGGTGTCCTTTTGGAAACAGATCTAAGTCAAATGGTTTTCTTGGGAACTTTCCACGCAGACCAGCCATAAAGGCATTAACTCTTCCCATAGCCCATTGTTCTGCACTTGCAACACTTCCACGAACAGAAGATGGGTTAGTTCTATATGCACCAATTCCACGATTATAAACCTGTCTTAGGGCTCCAACTGTAATTCTTTTGTCGCCTTCTTTATTTTTATTATAAGCATCTGCCAACTCTTGCAATCTTGCTGACGAAACCTTTTCCATTTCCTCGTCCATGTCATACATTTTTTCATTATCTATTGGCTCTGAAGAAACTCTTAAAGAACTAAATGGTTTAACAACTCTTCTATCAGTTTTTGTTCTTTTACCTTTTTCATTAGTAGCATATACCCTTACAACTGCTACTGGGTTATCAGATGAAGCCTCAACACTTTCATTTGTTCCAGGAAGTTTTATTTTGCCAGATCTTTCTATTCTTTCTACAACACCATGGGCTGACTCTGTTTTGTCTGGTGGTTTTGGAACTGCAAATGTCACATGGTCCCCAACAGAAACACTCTCTGCCTTACCCAATTCTTGATTAATCATTCTTCTACGTGCTTCTTCAATTTCTTTATCTTCTTCCGTCATTTCTCTTTCTGAGTTTGCATCTTGATATGGTGCATTTGCAAGAGTGCCTTTTGATACTGGAACACAATTAGGAACCATTCTTCCATCTTTTTCCTTCATTCCTCTCTGTTCATAACCAACCCAACAAGCCTTAGTCATGTTATCCCATTTATCTTCATCTTCATTTTCTGAATGATAAGATTTCATTGTTTCCTCTGCGTCCATTTCGTGCTCCTTAATATCTATTTTTTGTGCATCTGCATACATCATGCCAATACTATATGCAGTTGGTTCCCATTCGCCATCTTCTTCTTCATAAATTCTTACAGACATAGCAGGATTTTCTGGCGGCATAGAAACAAGAGCATATTCAGATCCAGGAGTTCCAAGAGTTCCACCTTCAGTCATTATATGTTCAATCATTCCATGAACAAGACCTTCTTTTGTAGCACCCATAACAAAGTCACCCTCTTTAAGGGTGTGCATATTCTTGCCTATATTGCCCTCAGATTGGTTTATGGCGTAGATCTGTGCTGCTGCCTGTCTACGAGTATCATGACAGCCCATTACCTCATTGGTCCCCACCTTTAAAGCAGGGTAGCCAGAACAACCGTATGAACCTTTAGCACCTACACGATATGGCATACTCTGATTATATCAGAGTTCTTGGCTTTTGAGCAGCCTCTTTATTTCCTCTATAGACCATTGATCTTCTTTAGATAGTGTAGATACCTGCTCTGAATCAAATGCTTTTGATGCAAGTCTAACGATGGGGGTATCAGACATAAGATCTATGTCAAGAAATCCTTTTTCCCATAGCCCCATAAGTTTATTATTAACATCATTAAGATGTTCATGATATAGTTCTGGCATTATTTCTTGTATTTTGGGGGTAAATGAATATAAAAATTCTCCAGTATTTTTATCTATACCAGCCACCTGTAGACCACCATTTAAAAGTAAATAGTCAATTGCTGTTTGCTCATCAGGAATTCTGTCTTTATTTTCTGGATCAAACATCATTTTAAATATTTTCCTCATAACGAATAAACTCCTCTAATTGCTCTCTTGTTTGTGAACCAATTATTCTTTTTACCTCTATACCGTTTTTAAATAAAACAAAGGTAGGAACAGATTGGACTGTAAATGTTTTAACTAAATCAGGATTGTCATCTACATCTATAATTTGAAAGCGAGCAGTTGTTTGTTCGGTATTTAACTCTTCAACAACTGGGCGTGTCTTTCTACAAGGCTGACACCAGTCAGCAGTAAAATAATAAACTGTTTTCATTTTCCAGACTTTTTCCTCTGTGCTGCTAGGGCAGCAAAGTCTTTAACCTTGGTTTCCCCCATATATCCCCAAGCATATCCATCATTAATCATCATGTCATTAAGAGATACCGTGTCTCCATTTATATACACCCAGCCTAAAATACGACCATACTTCTCAGATGAGTTCATCTTTTCAGTCTTAATAACAACAGACTTGGCATCTTTAAGGTGTTTCTTTAAATATTCCTTTGACTCAATACCCAAACTTTTTTCAAACCTATCTTTGGTACGAGACTCTGGAGTATCTATTCCAGCCATACGAACACGCTGCTCAAAAAGAATATTAAAACCAAGATCAATTACAACGTCAATAGTGTCACCATCAACAACATTTTTAACATCTCTTACATAGTATTGATACATTAATTATGACTCCCTATTAATTTGTTTTCTATTAAACGATCACGTTCATCTACAACCTCTAACATAAAAGCCATCATCTTGGTATATGCATCTGGATTATTCATAATCTTTTCATAGTGATGCCCACAGAACATCAGGTCGCCAGTAGAACCCTTGATCTGAACATAGGCCTGAGCGCTGCAACTGTCACACCTATCTAAGGCATTTAAAGTATATTCTTTTTCTTTTGATGTTGAGAGTTCCTGAGCAATTGAATTCATGTTATAAGTATACCCCATTTCATAAAACTAATCAAATTTCTTTCTCTGCCAAATTTTTTTCTTATAAAAGTCTGAAACATTACGTCTTTCGTTTAGTTTTGTTTGCCAAAATTTTTCATCAAATTTTTGTTTTTCTGACTGCCATTCATTTCTTTTAAATGGAAGTATTTGGAACATTGGCGTACCTTTTGGTATGACACCAATAAAGCCATTTTTAATAAAAAATGGAATATTTCCAATAGGAGCGTGTATTGATTTATCAAAATCTACTATACCAGACATTGTAGTAAATGGAAGATCTACTCTGTTTATAGGGTGGGTAACTAATGCAGACATACCCTCTGGCAGTATAACAGACCACGGTCTTTGCCAAACCAACTCTGTTTTATAATAATACTCCGATACTGGAATATCAGTATTCTGTCTTTGACCAAACATCATCACTTTATGATTATGAAAAAACGAAATTTTTCCATTATTATTTTCTACATAAATATCTGTCCATGTTTTTTGAATATATCCAATAGATAATGAATCTAAAAATGGAATACATTTTTTTACATTAACAATTTCTCTACCGCCAGGAATGTTCTTGTACCACTGTGGAATAAAATTTTTTCCTAATTCTGGACATGGAACGAATTCTTCTATATCCTTGCTTCCAGGAACAAAATTAATAATCACTTTTTGTTATCCGTTGAATAAAATCCAGAACCATTGAACACTACGCCCACTAAATTCCAGACTCTTGTCATGGACTCTCCACAACAAACTGGTTCTCTATCTTCTCCAAACCCTCTCTCAAACTCAATTTGAGAAAAGCATTTGCTACACCTGTAATCGTATTTAGGCATGAATTAAGTATACCCTAAGCAATTCTATTTGTCAATCTAGTATGTGTACGAACTCTATGACAGTTTGCACATACCACTTCACACTTTTTAATTTCTTTCATAATTGCCTTCCAAGAAAATCCATCATGAATCATTCTAGAGACATTATATTTTTTATCTCTTAAATGGTCAAAATCTAAGACTATCTGATTTTTTTCTCCGCAGTCTACACATCCACTTGCTATCTTTATTTCAGCAAGTTTCTTTTTATATTGCTGCTTATTATAGTGTGCTAGTTCTTTTTCAGTCATAGCACTTACATTATAGCAAAGATTGTTTAAGCCCCGCATAGGAATTCAAGCACGAAGGCCGAATTTAAGGAAAAGGTAACTAATCCATCCCAAGGCCTATGCGGGGACTTCTATTATACTCTTTTACTTTTTAGCAACTTTAATAGCAATTTCCTTTGGCTTCTTTTCCTCTGGAACAATGCGATCAATGTCAATATGAAGCATACCGTCTTTCATCTCTGCTCCAGTTACTTCCATATATTCACCAAGAGCAAATGTGCGGGTAAACTTGCGTGTTGCAATACCCTTATGAATTGCTTCTCCTTCAGTTTCTGTAGTAATTTCTCCTTTAACTACAAGAGTTCCATCTTCAACAGTTACTTTTACATCTTCTTTTGTGAAGCCAGCAACTGCTACAGACAACTTATAGGTATCTTCATCTACCTTAATTAAATCGTAAGGTGGATAAGATTGACGTGTTGCAGTATTGTGTACATGATTAAAACGGTTCAATTCACGATTGAAACCAATAAAAAAAGGATCCTTAAAAAGATCCAGGGTATACGAACTTACCATTTTATTCTCCTTTTCAGCGAGTTAGTTTAGTACCCCCATTCGGCGGGTACATAAAAATTATACCATATCCTTCGCTAAATACGCAATAGCCCTATTAAGTCTATCTATGCTATCTTGAAATACCCCAAGACCTCTATTACAATTATGGCATAGATGTCCTCTAAAACTATCTGTAGTATGATTATGATCTACTACCCAAACGCTAGCATTTCCACCAGTGCCCCTTAGTTCCTCTTCATTTTTTAAACAAATAGGACAGTTATATCCTAATGGTGGATAACCATACTCTTCTTTTAATTCTTCCCTTTTTTTTGCTAACTTTTTGGCACAACTTTTACATTCAGGCCTGAGATATTTACCACCACTTGATGGAGAAAAGTCTGAATCAGATAATTCTATTTTACATTTGCTACATATTTTCATTGAGCGGATAGCGAGAATTGAACTCGCACATTAACCTTGGCAAGGTTACGCACTACCACTATGCAATATCCGC